ATACCTTTTGGTAAGATACATTCATCAATTGTAGTGGGTCTGTATTTTTCAACCCATATAAAATCACTCATTAATTAAATCCTTTGGATTTAGGTTTGGGTTTGTCAATTATCTCAATAACAGTTCCTTGAATCAATGGTGAACGACAATTGTTCCACCAATATTCTTGAACTTCCTGCCATGATTCTACCACAAAAGATTTAGTATTGCAAACTATCTTATAGTGGTGACGATCATAAGGTTTATTACTTGTCTGTTCAAAGAATTGTGGATCGTTCTTTGCAATTAATTTAGTCATCATGATCATCCCAAGGATCAGTTAAATTAGTATTAGCAAAGAATCCTCTATAGACTCCATACCCTGCTAATAGAATAGTAATTACTGCAATTGAAATACCAAAAGTATAATCAGGATTGAATGTAAAATGTGGTATTAGTGTTTCAGTACACTTAGCAATTTTGTCTGGATCATTCCAAGTACCAGGTAATGTATACACTGGTGGACACGCTAAAAAAATCATTCCTCTGATCTCCATTGTTTTCTCATTTTAACATATGTTTCGTTTTTTGCAACTATGTCACGAACTCCTTTGAATATAGTTGCTGACTTTGCATATTTACTTGTAGCATGATCTGGTTCTTGAGGTTTTATATTACCCTCATTATCATACTTTTTACCTGAGTTGTGATTTGCATATCTTCTTGCTCTTGTAAATCCCATCTCTAAGAACTTACGACACATATCCATACCGATAAAATCTTTTTCATCACGATAATCAAGATACATTGCAAATATTTTATTAGAAGATTTTACTGCTTCATCAGGAGTTTTGAATCTCCAATGATCACAAATAGTGTTAGTATAAGGGCGAACCAATAGAACTCCTTGCTCTCCCCTTCCAATACGATAAAGTTTGCGATTTCTCTCATCTTTAAAGTCAATGTTTTTGTAATCGAGTTCATAATCAAATTCCTTCATAACCAATTTGGTTTTTTGGATGGGTCACGTAAATAATTAGATGCAGCCCAAGGTTTGCTGCTAATGTAATTCTTGTAAGCAGTAAGAGTGTCAAGGCTTGTGTCATATTTAAATACATCTGGTCCTGCAAATGCGAATGGTGTTGCTTCTTTGTGGCATAGTAATGTTCTTCCTGCCTTTTCTTCAAACACTTTCTCTGCTGCATTCATAGCAGTCTGACAAGAATGTATCTTTCCATATCTATGGGTATACTCTTCAAGTAATCCAAAACCATGTTGAATTAACCAAGCAGTATTGGCAATACTTTCTGCCGCCCAAATAGTACAAGGGTGTCCCCGAAAGGCACCCTTCTCTGTGTTGTATGGAGTTCCATCTTTCTTAGGTAATAAGTCATTACCCCAGTTGTAATACCACTTAGAATAAACTACCGCCAACATTTGACAAGTTTCTAATGGCATCTTGACCACATGTTTGTCAGGCAAAACTTCTGCCGACTTAACAGGGTCAGGATCTGTCACAAAAATGTTCATAATAAAAATATCTTACTTTTATTATAACACAATTTTATTTTTTATCAATATTCTTTATAATTTCTTTTTGTTCTTTTGCATATTCTTCTCTACCATCTTTAGTAAAGACCTTCTTCTCATAATCAAAGTAAGGATGAGGTTGTGCATTTTCAAAAGGTTTCTTGGATGTATTTGCCAATACAATAAATTTGTCCTTTGCAAAAGTTCCTGCAATCTGCACCTCTATGTCATCACCATCTTTCCAGTTTATTTCACCTTTCAAGTTAGTATGAAGCATAGCTTCTTGTATCTGGTCAATAAGTTCTTGTGTGAGTTTCATTCTTCTATTTCAAAAAACCATTTTATATGTTTTATATAATCAAATGTGCTACCTATATCCTTATCACAATTAGTATCATACTTTCGATCACATAAAAAGTTTCTTAACTTTTCTATTGATTCAAAAGTTCCTTGATGTCTTTCTTGATCGTCATATAAGTGATACTTCACTTTTTGAATACTCCCAACTTTGCTAAAAGATAAATTGATAATGCTGTCCAAAAGACAACTTCTAATCCTATGTTATTCATTTATCGTACTTGGTTAAATCACATTCAACTAAAGGTAAAGGTTCTCCCTTTGAAGGTATTGGTTTACCTACCTTTTCTTGAAGTATCTTTAATGCTTTTGCACCTTTCCCCACATCATAAGGAGTAGGTGCATTTCTTAAACAAACCCTAATGATTTGCATCTCTTCTGCAGTAAAAAATACTTCCTTTTGCATTAACCGAATGTTGAATCAGGTTCTAATGCTATGTAGTATTTTAGATCATAACGAGTATTGGAAAACTTAGAAAGTAATTTACTTGATACTACAACGTCATATGCGCCAGGTATAATCTTAATATTCTCTACTCTAAAATTGAATACAAACTCTTTATCAGTTTCACCAACTACAACTGCATATTCATTTGATGTATCATTTCTCTTATCACGAACAACAAGTTTAACAACACCTGCTTCACCAATAGCAGATAAATCTGGTAATTGATATACTGCTGCTGCTTTAAGTAACTTATCTAATGATGTGCTTTCTAATTGGAAACAAACATCTTCTGTAGGAAGATTAATTTCTTTCTCAGGAGGAGCAGTAATTACTTGTGGATCTGCATAAAAATATTTAACTCTTCTTGTTCCTTCTTTAATTGCAATGTATGACTCAGGACTAAAATCTAAATCAGGATCTGAATGCAACCCAAGTCCATTTAGAAATTGATTAAGATCATAGATTGCTACATCACGAGGAAACTCTTCTGTAATATTTGCTTCTGCAAGAATATTCTTGGCAACAGATATTGTTCTTAATTTATTACCTTCTTTGACAAGGATTGAATTGTTGATACCCGCAAAATTTTTGAGTACATTCAAAGTGTTGTCAGATAATTTCATAGTTCTTTCTTTTAAATTCATTATGTTTAAGGCATGTTAATGTCAATATTCCCTGTTGTCATAGGGGGTTTACTGTAGTGCTCATCAAAGTGTAATAATAGCATAGCATAATGTATGACTTTTAGCAAGTCTTTTTTATTACGACCATCTTTATTTCCATATCGACTTCCATACTTAAGTATGTTTGCTTGACAAAAACCTGATGCTAAATCTTTAGATGCCATCAAGTCAATCGTCTGAACTTTACGGAACTCATGTGAGTTACCTGTGTAATGTCCTTGATATGTTCCAGAGACATATTCTTCAATATCTTTTAGAATTTCTTCTTCATGATACTTATAGTAATGTGCATGTTGTGGTTTGTAATCCATTCTGTCTGCTATTTGATATTCTGTGAAATAATGTGAATACTGATCATCTACATCTGCCATGTAATCAGCAGAAGAACTCATATAATCGACTTCATAATCGAGTCCATCATCTTCAAAGGCAGTGTTACCACCACCTACTACCATTTCTCCCATCATATGGTCAAAGGCATCAGTAAATGGATTTTCTCTATCAGGATCATTACGAGTGTAATCATACCAATATTTTGAATGCTCTATTTCGGGTTTATCCATAGGTAAAAAGAAAATCGTTTACCAGACTCTCTGCTTTTTCTTTTCCAAACTTACCAGACAGATAACCTGCTACTGGGTCAAGTTTAGTCATATATGCATCAAAATCTTTGTATTCACTGGTTTCGATTCCAGTAGGTTTCTTTAATTCTACCATCTCCTTATACTTTGTCAAGTAGGTTGTAAACATTTCTAGGTGTTCATCAACTTCATCAGCAGTGCATTTTGCAATGTAGATATTATCAGAGAAATGATTACCAGGTTCAAAGAAACGATAGTCTCCTTCACTCTTTGGTAAACCCTCAACTGAGAAAGGATATTTTTCTTTTGGATGTTGAAAATCAAAAACAATAATTATTTTCTTTTCAAAGAATCCCATCAAGTCCATACCAAAACAAGGAAGATTACTCCCTGTCTTTGGATAGATGATATTGTTGTAAATGGAAGATTTATCACTCCATATATCAACCTCTCTTGCTTTGATAAAATAATCAGTTGAGTAGGTCTTGGCAATGAGGGAAGTTCCTTTAGATTCCCATCTTGCCCAAGTTTCCCTATATTCAAGATCAGGGAATACAGAGAATAAAGTGCTTCTGTAATTATCCCATAATTGTTTCATCTATTTAAAAATAATATAAGACCACGAGTAAACATTAATCCAAATATGACTAGATAAACCCATAGTACTGTCATACTGATTCGGTTTTCTAGATTACCCCTGCGGTACTTAACTGGAGCAGGGTTGTTCCAGTTAGAACGCATATAGGTGTTGGGATCAATTCTGTGTTTCATCTTTTGTAATCTCAAAGTCTGCATCTACTTTATCATATAACTCTAAGAATGATTGCTTGGTTTCATCATCAAATCTGTTGATACAAACCTTGATTGCATTCTCTTTGCTCTTAAAGATAGCATATGCACGAAGTATGTGAACAAGTCTACGAGTACTGATGATCTCTTCAATACCACCATCATAGAATGTCTTACGGATAATGTCTGCCCAGTCTACAAGTCTCTTACAGAACTCAGTATCATTAACATTAAGTGTTGTTGCAACGTTGTTGAGTATCTTTATCTCATGTGCAGGTGCAGGATATGCTTGCTCAAAGGTTACAGGGAATCTTTCTAAGAATGCTTCATTCAATACGTTAGTGCCAATAAAACGTCCATCGTCAGAACCTTTACCCTTTGTGTTTGCTGTAGCAACGATATTGAAACCTGCTTTTGGTTGAACAAACCTACCAATCTTTTTAAGAAATAATCCTTTACCTTCAAGAACTGGTTGTAGACAAAGTATCTTGTTAGATGCTAGGTCAATTTCATCTAAAAGTAGGATAGCTCCCCTTTCCAAAGCTTCAACCACAGGTCCGTTGTGCCAAACAGTATTACCATTAACAAGACGAAACCCACCAATAAGATCGTCTTCGTCTGTTTCGATGGTGATGTTGACACGGATTAACTCCCTTCCTAATTGAGAACACACTTGCTCAATACCAAATGTCTTACCGTTACCTGATAGACCAGTAACAAAAGTAGGATAAAATAACTTAGAAGATATAATCTTTTTAATATCTGTGAAGTTTCCAAACTTAACAAATGTAGAGTCTTTCTCAGGAACTAAGTTTTGTTCTACTTGTGGAAGGACAGCAGGTGAATTGAAAGAGTTTTCAATATTTTCAACTGCTGCTGTTGTAACTTCAAGGTTCCACTTGCCTTTTGCTGTTTTAAAGTTCTTTAATCTTTTAGTTACTGTTGCATATCCAATATCATTCATAGCACAAAATGCTTTGATATCAGTTGCTGTAAATTCTGTTCCGAAGGATGCTTTCAATTTTGAAACGATTTCTTCGGTAGTCATTTTGATTGTGAATGGTACGTGAGTCATGATGTGGTGATTTATTTATATACTAATAATAACATTAAAAAAGGGGGTTGTAACCCCCTAGTGGACACTTTGTTAATTGTCACGCAACCAACTCTAT